GATGATTTAGATTTTTATGTTTCTGATGACTTTACTTTAAAAGTTAAACCAACAACCAAGAGGAAAAAGCATGGAAAACGAAAACCCAATGTTCTTTATAATTAAAAAAAATAAGTGGTCACATAAAACTACTTATCAAATTATGAAAGAACAACCATTTAATTTAACAGAAGCTACTAAAATGTTATTGGCTTATGAACAATTAAATGATGATGAAGATGTATCTTATCATTTAAACAAAGTTGAGGAATATCTAAAAAATGATAAAGATAGTGTTGTTTTATCTAATGGTAGTCATAATTCTGACACAATCTTTGAGTAAAATAAAAGTAGAAAGCGAGGATATATGCAAACTAAAAAAATAACACTTAACGCAGATAAGCGAAAAGTTGTTGCTGACCAATTTCAATCTTTTTACGAAGATAAAGTAAAAGATAAATTGGTACAGGCAAAAGAACAATATAATCTTATGCGAGAAAAAGCAAAAGAGATGATTACTAAAGTAGTAAGATATCATCAACCACAAGAGGACATTGATACAATTAGAAGAATGATACAAAAATATAATCGTTCTGGTGGCGAATTGTATGAAGACAATTGTTTCTATGTTCAAAGACCAATTACAAAAGTTGATGATGAGGGTAGAGAGTATGACGCAACAGATGAAGTCCATGTAAGATTTGACATGGGTAGAAATTTTGCAAGAGCATACTATCGTGATGAGATGAAAGCTAAAGGTTTAAATCCTGACTTTCATTTATCAATCAATGATGACTACTCAAAAAGAAATCCAAAATATTATGCTGATGAAAGTGCATGTAATAAATTTTTAGGATTTCAAACATCTTCAAATGATGACAAGTCTATAACTACACCTAGAATGAAATGGGAAAACGATTTCAAACTTTGGACAATCGGTAGTTCTTATTGTCATTCAAGAAATTATAAAGTTGATGAGAACACTTTAAATTTCTTTAAGATGTATGTTGCTAGTGCTGACAATGTAATTAAAGAGCATGAACAGATGTATAGTTATGTTGAGGGCAAAATGAAAACTTTAAGATTAGGTTTAAAATCTTATAGAACATTTGACCAAGCAAAAGCACTTGCAGATAAAGTTGGTGTTGTTTTGAATGAAACAATGATGAATGAAAGTTCAAGTCTTGCACTTTCAATTTATAGTCCTGACAATCTTGCAAGTTTATTAGAGGATAAAGAGGTCTTAACTAGAGAACAAAAGATCGCTATTGCAAGAAAACAAATGGCACAAGCAGTTAATTAACTGCGTCAATTTGTACAATGGCGATACTCTCGCCATTGTGCTATAATAGGCACATAAGAAAGCGAGGAAATATGTTAAATAACAAACCATTTACAATTACTTATTTTTCAGCGAAAGATAAGAAAACAATAACAAGAAATGCACTATGGACAGATAAGTGCAGATATTGGACATCAAAAGCTAATAGAATGTTGATGACTTATTTTGATGTAGATAAAAACGAGTACAGAACTGCGTCAGACAGTTGGACAATAAAGGGGTAAATTATGGCAGAACAAAACGAAATGCACTTTGAAACTATTGATAGTAACAAAGCAAAAGCATATGAGGAACAAAAAGAAATGCGTACTGAGTTAAAAAAGTTTGTGGAAAGTTGTAATACTTTCCACTTACAAGAACTTCACTCAGAATATAAACGAATGACAAGGAATAAAATATGACTAAAAAAGAAATGTTAAAAAAACTTTGGCAAGAGTTAAGAGCCTCTTACAAAGAGTGGAAGAAATATGAATATATGACTTATTGGTCTAAATGGAAACATGAAATGTTTGATAAGCAAGTTTATGCTTATGTAATTTTAAAGAAAGTGAGGGACTAAAATATGTCTGATTATAATTGGTGTCATGGACCAGAATGTCATGAAAAGAAAACACAGGACAGAATAAGAGGTGTTAAAGGTTCAAAGGTTTTAAGAACCAGAAAGATTGCAGTAACTAAATGGAACGAGAATAATGTCTGGTCCCATTTTTGTAGTCAAGGTTGTTGGAATGATTTCATGCATAAGCATTGGAATGAATTCATTAATCTATATCCAAGAACCGAGCCACTTGAAACACCAATCCATGACCCTATAAAAAAAACTCATACGAACGAGGGTTATTATGGGAATTATAGTTGGACAACTACAGAAATAAATAAAATAGATGAGGTGCGACAAGATTGACAATGTATTTATGTGCCTATTAATGCTATAATAGGCACATAACAAAGCGAGGAAATATGGACAATAAAGACTATACAAGACGAAACAGATTCACAGGTGAGTCTGTTGAACTAACAAAAGAAGAGGCAGAAAAACATGATGAGATTTTTTATCATGAGGCATTGGCTACGTTAGAGGATGAAAAGATTGGATATGGTGGCAGTAAACACTGGCAGAAAGTCCGAGACAATTTATCGTGGTTCATGAAACACAATGCAAAAGCTTATATGGTTTTACTAGACTAGCCTCGTCAGTAAATACAGGGTGCGACAAAATGTCGCACCTGGAAAAGAAAGGATGCGACAAAATGTCGCAGCAACATACAGCCTGCGACAAAATGTCGCAGGCACCTCGTAGAGGTACCAAGCGCAAACCAAAATTTGAATTTTTTTAATTTATGATTTATACTGATAACAAAAAGGGATCCTAGTATATACGTATTTATACAAAGATTTAGATAATCATAGACGTAAAATACTTTCTGGTTTCTAAAACATGACTGAAAAAATTTTGCAAAAATTTTTTTCAAATGCACTTTTATGGATATAGATAAATTAAAAAAATTCGAAAAGCTCCCCCCTGATGTAAAAAGACAGCTAGCGCTGTATATGTCCAAATGGAAAGAGAAGAAAAAAGAATCTGAAATCAAAAATGATTTTATGAAATTTGTAAAACATGTGTGGCCTGATTTTATTGAAGGCAGACATCATAAACAAGTTGCTAAAAAATTTAATGATATTGCTAATGGTAAAGTAAAGCGTGTAATTATTAATATGGCACCTAGACATACTAAGTCTGAGTTCGCATCGTATTTACTTCCTGCATGGATGGTAGGTCGTAATCCTAAATTAAAAATTATTCAATCTACAAACACAACTGAATTATCTGTAAGGTTTGGTCGTAAAGCAAAACAACTTATGGATTCTGCAGAATACAAAGAAGTATTTCAAACAAGACTCAAAGAAGATTCTCAAGCTGCAGGTAAATGGGAAACACAACAAGGCGGTGAATATTATGCTGCTGGTGTTGGCTCTGCAATTACTGGTCGTGGTGCCGATCTCTTGATTATTGACGATCCACATACTGAACAAGATGCAATGAATGCTCAAGCATTAGATAGAACTTACGAGTGGTATACTTCTGGTCCACGTCAACGTCTTCAACCTGGTGGAACAATTGTAATTGTTATGACTCGTTGGAACGAAAAAGATTTAGCAGGTAGATTAATATCTGCACAAAAAGAACCTAAAGCTGACCAGTGGGAAGTGATAGAGTTCCCAGCCATCTTACCATCTGGTAAACCCCTGTGGCCTGAATACTGGAGCTTGAAAGATTTAGAATCAGTTAAGGCTTCTATTCCAGGAAGCAAATGGAATGCACAGTATATGCAGAATCCTACTTCAGAAGAAGGAGCTCTGATTAAAAGAGAATGGTGGCAGCCTTGGGAGAAAGAAGGTTTACCTCCACTTGAACATGTTATTCAATCTTATGACACAGCGTTTATGAAAAAACAAAGCGCTGATTATTCTGCAATTACAACTTGGGGAGTATTTACTCCGAATGAAGACAGTGGCCCCTGTCTCCTGTTGCTTGATGCAATAAAAGGTCGGTATGAGTTTCCAGAGCTACGTCGTATTGCTCTTGAACAATATGGTTATTGGAATCCTGAAACAGTTATAGTCGAGAGTAAGGCATCAGGATTACCTTTAACTTATGAATTAAGAAAGATGGGAATACCTGTAATTAACTTTACACCGTCAAAAGGAAATGATAAACATACACGTGTTAACTCTGTTTCTCCGCTGTTTGAATCAGGGAGAATATGGGCGCCCACTGAAATGGAGTTTGCACAAGAAGTTATTGAGGAATGCGCAGCATTTCCTTACGGAGATCACGACGATTTAGTCGACTCAATGACCCAAGCAGTAATGAGATTTAGACAGGGTGGTTTGATACAGCATCCTGAAGATTACAAAGATGAACCTGTACAACAGACACAAAAGGTGTATTATTAGTTATGGAAGAAACATACCAAGAAGTTATTGACGCATATAATCTTAGTTCTGAAAAGAAACAAGGTATGTCCTTGACGGATTACATAAAAAGAAATAATATCAAGATTAAGGATATTGATACAACTCCAGAAAAAAAAGCTGGCGGAGGAATGATGAGATTAAATTATGCAATGGGTTCAGAAGACGAAATTCCAGAAGTGGAAGAAGAATCCTTAGAAGAATTTAGAGATTTATTAAAGTCACTAGGAGCACCTACAGATAGTAAAGAATCAGGCATCAGGAGTCTTAAAAATAAAACTGCTGGTATGGGTAATGTTATGAAATTATTTGAAACACCTTATGGTTTTGACAGAGGTGCCTTTGAAGATATGTTGATTCAATACGATGACAGCGGTGCAAGAGGAAAAGGAATTAAACTATATGAATTTGCAATAGACTTTTTAGGAATGGTTAAAAATCAAGATAGAAAAGCTCCATCAATTAAAATGGCAGAATATAATCCAGGTGATTATGATCCTTTGATTGTTGAGGAATATGAAAAATATAAATTTGATGCTCAGGAACAAGGTCAACCTGTAATGGACATTGATGAGTTTTTAAGAATGGAAAGAGCTGGAGTTATGGGTGGTGGTATTATGAGAAATATGTATGCAAGTGGTACAAAAGAAAAATTTTATGACAATCCATTTGATGCAAGAGAAGCTGCCGATATTGAAGACATGATTAAGAAAATGAAAAATGATGGCGACTATAGAAAATTACAAAAAGTAAAAGGTGGGATATCCAAGCTGTTAATGGGAGACTAAATGAGCTCCGAAATTTTACCCAAAGAAAAACCATACACTACTGAAGAGTTTAAAAAGAAAGCAGATACTTTGTTACAAGGTATTTATGGAACTTCATCAAAAGATTATTTTATAAATTTAATTCAAAAAGAAATAGATAAAGGCATTAAAGAAGGTGCGATTACAAAGGAAGAAGGATTAGATTTTATTAAAGAAAGAAAAAAATATTACGACACTGAACTAGGTAAACAAGATCAAGAAATTAAAAAAATGCCACCATCTTATAGAACTGAAGTGGAGGGTAGAACTAATTTTTTAGAAGGTGGGGACACTAAGTACAACGTAATGGTAACTGAAATGTATATTAAATCTGGAGGCCAAGAAGGCACAGGTATGGATATAGATACGTTTGCAAAAAAATATTTTCCAAAGATGGCTAAAGGTGGACGTATTGGTTTTGATAAAGGCACGATGCCTGAATCCGAAAGATGGATGCGAGATTATTTCTTCAGTGGTAAAGGTGGTTATGATGACAGAATGTCTTATAAAGAATTTGCTTTAGGCCCAGGACAAGAGTTATTTAAAAGGTTTAACAAGAAAAACGGCGGTAAGATGTATGGCAAATACGCGAAACAAATCTTATCATCGTAAAACATCAGGCCCTCCTCCAAAGTCAGGACCTACACCACGGGGGTTGAAATATAAATATAATACTGTTAAAACAGTCAGACATACGGAGAAAACAAATGGCAGATAATACAATAGATAAGGCTCTACCAAACGAGCCTAGAAAAGAAGTTACGCTTCCAGGTCAAGAAGAGATTCAAGAAACTTTAGTAGAAGAAGTATCTGAAGAATTAGAAAAACCAGGCGACGTTGAAACTATTCAAAACGAAGATGGATCCGTTGATATTAATTTTGATCCAAACGCTGCCTCTCCAGAAGGTGGCAGTGACCACTATGCAAACTTAGCAGAATTTTTACCTGATGATGTTTTAGGTTCTTTGGGTTCTGATTTAAATCAAAAGTATATGGATTATTCTATGTCTAGAAAAGACTGGGAAAAAACTTATACACAAGGTTTAGATTTATTAGGATTTAAATACGACAATAGAACAGAACCGTTTCAAGGAGCTTCAGGTGCAACTCATCCAGTTTTAGCTGAAGCTGTTACACAGTTTCAAGCTTTAGCATACAAAGAATTATTACCAGCAGATGGACCTGTTCGAACACAAATTTTAGGATTACAAACTCCTGATAAAGTTCAACAAGCATCTCGTGTAAAAGATTTCATGAACTATCAAATTATGGATCAAATGAAAGAATACGAACCAGAATTTGATTCCATGTTATTTCATCTACCACTTGCAGGATCTACTTTTAAAA